CTACGCTGCGATACAATAGACGCAGTATGCGCTACGTCTATTAGGAGGTCACGTGCCGCGCAAAGGGCCACGCAAAACCCCCCCGATCCCGGTCATCAGCAAGATCCACACCGAGACTGTCACCGGGATGACAGTCCCGCAGCTTGTGGAGCACGCGCTGGCCCACGGCATCCCAGCCACCGCCGAGCTGATCCCCGAGACGTACTACGACGACCAGACCGTCGTCCTGCGCTGGTACGAGACACGGGAGCTGGGGGGCGAGCAATGATCTTTGCCATCGCCGCCGTCATCACCATCGCACTGCTAGCCGCCATCGACAGCCGGTCACGGAACGGCGACTGGCGCGGCCCACGCAAGGCCGCCCGCGCCGCGCGCAGCGTAGGCCGCTTCGTCCGCGGCAGCGGCGGCGACGGCTGGGGCGGCCCGAGGAAGCCCAGCCCATGGGACAGAAAGCGCAGGAACCCCTGGGAATGAGCAGCAAGAAGCAGCAGCTCTACTACCACTGGCGGACCGGCCACAAAGGCAAATGGCAGTTCGCCACACGCAGGGCAGCCTGGCGCGTGGTGCCACGCCTCTGGTGGCGCAACCGCCACATCGACCTGGCGCTGCGCCCCTACCGGTGCACGTTCGGGCGCCGATCACACAACATCAACGCCCGCCCGCACTATCACCTGGGCCACACCAGGCTCAGGCGCACCACCAGGCGCTGGTGGCGCGTCTGGCTAGTCTGGCCCTACTACCGCACCCGGCGCCGCCTGCGCTCAATCGCCCGTTTCCTCCGGCGCCGGCTGCCACGCCTGGTCAGGCGTCGTGCCAAGCACCGCCGGGTCAGCCGGCTGCTTCTCAGCCGCCGGCAGCCCGCCACTCGGCTTGCCCGTCAGCGCATCCAGCGTCGCCTGCGCCCCCGGGTTAGCCCCGCTGACGACCCGCTTAGCCTGGATCTGCGCCATGATCCGGCCGAAAGCACCAGCCGAGTTCGGCTGCGACAGGTTCTGCATGACTCCTCCTAGTCTGCCCAGCCGGCCCAACATCGGTACGAACGCCAAGGTTGCTGCGGCCGGCTGGGCGCAAGTGTGGCCGGCCGGCCCACAATGGGGCGTATCCAAAGGCGCCACGGCTGGCCGGCCACTTCATTTTACGTAAACGCTCCACCCCACTGGGTGTACCGGATGATCGCGGTGTTCGCGTTCCAGGTGCTCTTGATGGCCAGCGCTGCGGCCACACCACCGGTGACACTGAAGTCCGGCAGAATGTCACCGAAGAAGTACTGGTAAGGGTCGAAGACCAGCGACGGGTAAAGATAGAAGTGGCGCGGGATGCCGTCTGTCGCGGACACATACGTCTGCGACGTGGCGTCGTCGTAGAACCCGCTGAAGTCACCGGACGCATCCGGCAGGCCAGCCACATAGATCAGGTTCTTGTCACCCATGGCGGTGACGTCAACCTTGTTGACCGCATAGTTCACCGACCAGTCGCTCAAAAAGGCGACTGGGCTGGCCGCGTTAGACACGCCACCAGTAGTGTTAATGCCGATGTAGGCGATTCCATTCCGTCCATGGAGCCTAGCCAATCCCGTTCACCCCTTAGGTAGGCCATGTGCTATACTGGCGTCATGGCGCGGATCTGCGATGAAAGCGGTTGCGATGAGATCGCCCGCGGCAACCCCAAATGTGGCCGGCATACACTTTGCACCGACTGCGGGGAGCCAGTGGCAACAGGCACCAGGCGGGGCGGCCGAGGTCTCTGTGGCACGTGCTATCAGTATCGCCGACGGCACGGAACTCTCCCGGCGAAACCCCTGGACCAGTGCATCGTCATAGAAAATGATGCCCAGTGCACGAACCAGATCGATGCGCGAGGACTCTGTGGCATGCATCGGCAACGCCTCGCCAAGACCGGCTCACTTGAAACACCCGAGAGCAGTCTGCCCGACGAGGAGCGCTTCTGGGTCAAGGTTGATAAATCAGCCGGTCCTCATGCATGCTGGCCGTTCCGCGACAGCAGCGTCAGTAGCGGTACAGGCTACGGGAACTTCTGGCTAGACGGCGGCACCCAGCCGGCTCATCGTGTGGCTTATGCCCTTAACTATGGCCCCATACCCGAGAAAACTGAGGATGGCGAGTACATCGAGATAGATCATGTACGCGCCCAGGGCTGTACGCAGCGATCCTGCTGTAACCCGGCACATCTTGAGGCTGTGCTCAGTACCGAGAATAAGCGCCGCCAGAGGCTCGCATCTCATGAAACGCTGTCAGCGTCAGGGCGCAAGGGCGCTGAGGCACGCTGGGGCAATCACCAGATAGGCGAATGCAGCGAAGCGGACTGCGATCGCCCCGCACGATCGCGCGGACTGTGCAGCCGGCATTATGCAACAGCACGCCGCCGTTCAGAGACGATCCAGTTCCCTGAGTAGCGCCTTGGCGTTGTTCTCGAACGTACGGTCGGCGATTGACTCGCGCGCGGCAGCAGCGGCCTTCTGCCTGGCGTCTTCGTGGGCGAGCCACCAGCGGAGTTTCTCCGAGGCGTCCTGCGGCCCGCTGAAGGTGGGGAGCATGTGCAGGACCTCGTCACCCTCGCCCCGCGGGTCCCGCAGGTAGCAGAGCCCCGTGGCGGCCATCTCCACTTCACGGGGGCCCATCGCCCAGCCCTCGCCGGTGTGTTCCGCTTCGGACTCGTGCCGGTAGAGATTGATCCCTATCTTCGAGGACCGGTAGACGTCCACCGTCTGCTCGTTGTCGAGGCACTCATCTTTCTCGGTGGCGAGCATGGGGCTGAGCGGCGAGTCGTCGTCGAGAGGCATCCAGTTCCCGGCGAGGAGCGTGTCGATCCCGTCCAGGTCCATCGCCTCGAAGAACCGGATACGGGAGGGGTAGCCGGTGCCGACGAACGACAGGTCGCAGATCAGCCGTTCGTCGGCTGGGCCGGGGCAGTGCAGCTGCGGGCGGTAGGCGTGCGGCACATACAGGGCGGGGACACCGAGCTGCCGGTACGCCTCAATGTTCACCGGGTCGTTCAGCAGGTTGAGGGAGGCGTGCCGGCCCCGGGCGAGCTGCGCTTCATCCTGGTAAGGCGATTCGGTGTGCAGCACCACGACTTTGTGCCCGCGGCCGCGCATCATTTCCAGCATGTTGTCGGGAATGTAGAACGCGGACACGATGAGGATCACGTCGGGCCAGAACTTGTACGCGCCGATCAGGACGCGCTCAGCGGCGAGGTCCATGGCCTGGGTGTGGGTGAGCGCCTTGCGGATCATCGGCCGGCCACTTTCGTCGTACTGGCCGGTTTCCATCAGCGCCGCATCATAAAACACCAAACGCGAGTCAAGATTGTATAGTGCTACTTGCTCGCCAAGGCCACGCAATGCCTCAACCCAGCCATTGTGGACGTCGGCCACGGAGAAATTCGGCTAACGGCCCTGGATGGACAACCAACCAGCGCATTCGGCATCACCTCCCCGTTTCAGCTGATCAGGTTCCTGATGTAGAACGTAGCGGCGTAGTCGGCCGCCGATGCGGTGTGCACCCCGGCATGGCTGCGGTGGTGCAGCACGCACAGCAGCATGAGGTTGACAGCGGACTCCACCCACTTGCCAACACCCATCTGTGACACCCCCGGATAGTCAGGCTCCAGCAGCATCAAGTCCACGCTGTTCATGACCGCGAACTCGATGATCCGGTGGTGGCATTCCAGAGGCTGGTCCAGGGAGCATTCAGAGGTGTCGCCACCCCGGTGCTCGACCGCGAAGTCGCAGGTGTAGGTGCCAGCCTTGCGGCGCAGCGCCTTGTAGGCGTGGAAGTCGGCGTAGTAGGGGTCGCTCTCACGCGGGGCATGATCGGGGAAGTGGATCAGGTAACTGTGAGACACCGCCTGAACATGCGTGGGGGTTATCTTCGGGGCCAATCAGGCCACCTTCGGGAGAATATGGCCGCGGCTGTCAAATACGGCGGAGCAGACTTTCACCTGGCAGATGAGCCAGGGGCAGCTGGGGGAGCTGCAGTGCTCACGTGGGGCGCTGGTCCCGCAGACAGGGCAGGTGTCCATGGCTGCTCCTCACCTGTTGTCTCCCATGTGACAGACCACGCTTCGCTGATCACTGCACCGGGGAACGGTTCCCAGCTTTCACCCCAGGACCACCAGCCGTCGCCGTCGTCGAGGACGGTGTGTGGTTCGGGCAGCTCGACGCCGAGGAGCAGCGGGCTGGTGCAGGGCGCCAGTTCCACCAGCTCGGTGTAGTCCACCACCCGCACGCCGGCGAGGCCGTAGCAGGCGGCGGCTTCGAGGGTCCCGGCGATGGTGGCACCGTCGTCTGGCCCGGACGCGACCTGCTTGTAGAGGGCGAGCATGTCGCGGCTGGTGACGTGGTGCCCAGTGAGCTCAAGCATGGTGGCCAGGGCCTGCACGGGACACCAGCTGATCTCACCGGGCGTCAGCGCGCGTTTGGCGCGGTTCTTCGCGGCGGCCTGCGGGTGGGCCTGCGCCCAGCGGCCAGCGGCGGCGAGTTTCCGCCCGGCGGCTCTCTGGGCGGGGCTGGGCTTGTAGCCGGGCTGGGCGCGTGCGCGGGCCTGTGAGGCGCGGCCCGCTGCGGCCGCGGCTCTGCTGGCTGAGCGCTGCCCTTTGCTGCGCTGGGCGTTCTTCTTCGCCCGTTTCGCCGCGGCGGCCATCTCACACCATCACGGTGACGAGAATGTTGGTGCCGAAATACTGGACGCCTGCCCATTCGATCAGCCCATAGCTGGACACGGACGTGGGGATAGCCATGGCTACCGTGCCGCCGAGTGACGGGTCCTGGTGGATCGCTTCAAGCGCCGAGTCGCCCACTGCGCCGGCGGCGTTGAGGTATGCGTCCATCTGGGCCTGGCTGGAGGAATCCTCGGCGTAGGTGACGAGCAGCGGCACCCGGAACATGTAGTTGACGACGTTGCCCATCGCGACCCACTGGATCATCCCGCCCGTGCTGGGCAGCACGATCGCCATGGGTGGGTTGACCACGGACGTGTAGATCGCTGACGCCCGGAGGTTGGTCACATGGGTGAGCGTGTTCGCCAGTGCAGTGCGGCACTGCGCGAACGTTGCTGGCATGTCACACCCCGACGCCGCGTTTGGGGCTCACATATGGGCGCAGGATTTCGAGGACGGGTGAGCTGGCCGCGGCGACCCGCATCTGCCCGAACTCGGCTGTGCCCGCAACCCCGAACGGTGCGTCTTTCAGCTTGTACAGATCCGCGGCGACCTGCAGGGTGGCCTGGCGGACCGCGAACGGCACCTGCTGCCAGCCCCACGTCCCCGTTATCTGGATCCGGTCCAGTTTGCTGAACGGCCAGATGAACGGGAAGTACTTCCCGCCGCCGGCGTAGTTGATGGCCCGCATGATCCCGAACGGGATCGCCTCACCGGACGCTGAGAGATTATAGTTCCGCCCGAACTGGGACA